TCAACTAACAAATAAGCCTTTATATCTTTGTTTGTGTAGTTGCTTGGCTTTGTCACAGTGTCTGCGGCAGTGCCTCTGTATACGAGCCCGTTTCCACTGGTCTGCCATCCTAATTTTTGCTTATTTCCTGTAATAGGATAGGGAATAGAATCAATGGCAGCATAGGAAACACCTGCAACCATGACAAGGGCAATGGCAAGGCTTTGGCGTTTGTTGCCTACTTTGTTTATGACCTTCTTCCCGATGCCAAGAACAAGCTCACGGAACAAGGTCAGGGCAACTTCGCCCATGGCTTTTAAAAACTTTCTTTCTTTTTTTGGTGCTTTAATTTCTTCCATTAGTTTATGTTTATTGCAAATACAATGTAATTACTTCCATCGTAATGCGTATTTGAATCAATGGTAATAGTTGCAGGTAATGTGATAGAATATTGACTATCTATTAATTTCTGACCATTCTGGTAAACATGAATAGCTGCTAATAAATTAGTTGTTGGTAGCTTTCCGCTATTCTGTGTCCAAGTCAATGTGCCGGAGGTTGTATCAAGAAATTCTTGGTTAAAGATGGAAACGGCAGAGCCATTTATTGTAACATTATTTATTGTCTCTGTGACATTGTTATTTACCACTCCACCACTTCCGGCATTGTTTGCCACCTGGTCAAAGTCACGAGGTTTAGATAATACTGTTCTTTCTGTATAGTTAGGCATCAAGTTCTATTTTAAAGTAATCACCTTGCCAAATCTCTGTTTTTAAATCTAAACTTCCTCTTTCAAAAACGTAATATCCAGAGGAATATTCTATGACCTTGTGAGGAAGGTAAGGATTGTCAACTGATAGATTTTGGAATGGCATATCTACCATGCGGAGCTTCGGAGTAAGTTGTCCTCGGATGATCTCGTTTACTAATAATTGACTAATATTTTTAGCCGTGCCAGTGTTACCTATTTTCCATGCGTCTGATGGTTCGTAAACACTTGAGGCATTTAATATTCTAAGTCCACCGGTAGTAGTGGCAGAAGGCCCATCGCCAAGGTATGTATCAAGGTTGCAGACAACAGAAGATTTATCATCGTTATCACTGGCAAATTCTTTTAGATCTGATTGACCTTGAATAGTGCCATCTGGCAGAAATTCCAAATAATTATTAGTCAAATAATATTCAATAGCATAATCTGCTTTAATATCTGTGCCACTTTCGTCTCTTACTTCTTTTAGACGCATTTCCCAGACATATTCTCCTGTCTCCGGAATAGCTAAAGTGTCAAATGAAATAGTTTTATTATTAATTTCAGTGCCATCTAAATTAATAATGTCAGTAACAAATTCCCATTCGTAAAAGCTACTCTCCCAACTGGCAGCACCTAATTGATAATTAAAACCATTAGTAAAAGTTACTGGTCTTTTTAAATATTTATTTTCTTGCTTAACTTGTAGATTATCTATAACTCCAGTAAATTTTGTTGCTGATATTGAATCTAATTTAAAGGCATCAGTATTTGTTGTATAAATTTTATACTCATAATCACCTTCAGTAGTTATTGTTTTAGTTACCCCACCGATGCGCAACCTTAATTCACCTTGTTGCAATGAACCAACTTTTATTGTAATATAATAATATCTATTAGCTACAACTGCACTGCCTGTCCATTCGACTACACCTGTGACTGTGGTAGCAAATAAACTACCATTTAATATACTCCATCCACTTCCAAGTGTCCATGTTTGTAAGATGTTAAATCCCATTAATGGAATGTAATCTATAATAGATGCAACCTTTACAGCATATACAAAGATATGAGGCACAAAACCGCCACCAGTTGACCAAATAGACCTTTGGTATAACATTCCTGTGTAGCTTAATTTAGCTTCATTATTTGTACTATCTAAAGTATCTGTTCTAACAATAACAGGATCTGTATTTGTAATGTAGTTATAAACTACACCAGGCATTAAATTCTTTTTAGCATTGTGATTATAACGTACTAAAGCATTTTTTAAAGCAGAGTAATATGTCCATTTTCCTCCGCTTAATCTCATTAAATCGCTACTTCCTAAATTGCCTTGTACATTAGACAAAGTAAAGTCATCGGTAAATGTGCCAGATGTTTGTACACCTAAGGCACTGTATTTAAAATATCTTAATGATGCAGGATTATTTGCATATTGATTAATCTGAATAAACCAATACTGACTGCCACTAAACAATATTCTTGCTCCAAGTGCTTGACATATTTTTTTAATTACATCGTAGCAACTTTGGTAAGTATAATTTTTCTTTGTGTCAATGTGATAAAATGCTCTATGTTGGATTGCAGTTTTTAAAGCAAAATCATTATTAGCACTATATGTTAATGTACTTTCATGCCAGTTAAAAATAGTATGTAACACTGGCAAACTATTTGCCACAAGATTCTCTTGGACAAAATCTAACTGATTAAGGCAGTTTAAAATATGTTGTACAACTGTGTCCTGCCCATTGTAAGGCCCAACCGCACTTTTGTAGTCCAATGTCTTTAGCCAGCCTAATCCATCTATTGCAGATATTTGAGCCTGGTAACCTATGGATAATGGCACATCTTCAAACTCTACTAAATCAGTCACTATATAGCCATACCATTTAAATGATACCGTTGTGTTATCATCCTCATAGGCTGTAAGCTCCATCGTAAATCTTCCCTCCACTGCCAAGCCAATGTCAAGGAGCAATGTTTGTAAATCCTCGTTATTTATCAATAAAGACAATGAACAACGTGAGCCAATGATAGGTGTAAATCTTTCCTGACCTTGCTGACTTTCGCTGTCGTATTGGATGCCTAATGATAATGTGTCAAATGTTTTCACAGTACCAGAGAAAGCACTATCTTTAATAGATACAGTAATCTTTCTACTTTTCTCGTTATATACTGTCGTTGAAAACCTTATAGCCATTATTGTATTCTACTTAATCCCTTTTGAGATCTGTTTAACAATATAATCAAATCATTTCCGCTTATCCTTGTCTCCAATGTGCCACCTATACCCATGTCTCCCATCATTGATTTTAACTTGGATAAAGGTGCTATTACTTCAGGGTCAACTCGTGCACCACGATTATCTCCGACAGTTGCTAAAGTAGGGCCGTATGCCAATCCTCCTTCGGCTAACTTTGGAGCGCCAATCTTCATTATTAATGACCTTGCTACACCTCCAGCAGCGGCAGCAATAGCAGGCGCAATAGCCACCATGAAAGGTGACAATGGTACGGATGCTAATGCTTTTGCTACATACATTCTAATAAAATTAGCAATTATATCAGCAATACTTTTTCTTACAGCCGCAGCAAGTTCTTTCATGCTTTCAAATCCACTTGCTGCTAATTCGCCAAAACTTAAAATACTATTAGCAATTATTTTTTGACCATCACCTAACATATCATAAGCACTTTTTGCCGTAGGTGCAATATTATTAAATGATTTAGCTACATCTTCATTTGTTTGTTTTAATCTTTCATTTGCGGCTGATATACTTTCTAATTTATCTGGAAGTAAATCTAAGGTAGGTAGTAAATTTACTGTGTCTATTGGAGTATTTAAAGCCGCTCCAACACCTTTACCTCCTCCCGTGCCTCCTCCTGTCGGTGCGCCACCATCACCAAACACTAATTCACCTGTGCCTTCTGTTCCACCTCCACCTCCACCTTTGCCCGGTGCAGCCATGAATAGGCTTTTAAACTTGCCTTTAAGACTGTCAACTGTTTCGCCTATCGTTTTAAACTCCGCTGCAACTACTCTTTGTTCTTCCTGGTACTTTGTCATGCCTGACAAATCAAATAAATCTAAACCTAATGCCTTTTGTAAACTATCTAATTTACCTAAAACAAAAGTAACTCCTTGCATTACGGAGTTCTTTATATTTATCCAAATGTTTTTAAATCTATCACTAAATGCTTGCCAGTTATCGTAAACATATAAGGCAATAGAACCAACCGCAGCAATGGCTAAAGTAACACCAAGTATTGCAGGATTAGCAAGTATTTTTGCAAAAGCACCAGATATTACCGTAGATAAATTTTTGACTGTTGTCATTATTAATCTTGTAGTACCTATCAATGCACCAAAAGTAGATATTAATTTACCTACTATAAAAATAGCAGGCCCTATTGCAGCAACTAATAAACCAGCCTTAACAATAAAGCCTTGTGTCTCCGGATTAAGTGACTTAAAACCATCTACTAACCTTTGCAATCCTGCGCTTAATGCTGCGGCAACTGCCTCTAAATTTAATGTTTCGTTTATTGCTTTACCAAGTTCTGCTAATGATGCACCTACGTTATCTTTTAAATTATCAAACGTATTTGCTAATCCACCATTTGCTCTTTCCAAATTACCTAAAGCACCTACCGACCTTTGTATAAATTCCTCACTACTTATTCCAAGTTCTCTAATTCCTTCGGCAGTCACTACTCCAAATTCTTCTTTCATTACTCTGGCAAACTCTGGCAACCTTTCTTTAATCTGATTAAGATCTTCCTGCGTAACTTTGCCAACCGCGCTTATTTGTGATAATGCCAATACTACTCCATCAAATTGTTCTGCGCCACCGCCTGCCCTTGCTACAGCATTACCAAATTGTGTGATGGTTTCACGAGCCGCATCGGCATTCATTCCTACACTTTGTAAAGAGGCAGAGGCCTTGACAACTTCGGGAAGGGCAAGGCCAGGATTTTCGGCTACTTTGCGGAGCTTCTCTAATTCAATAGCTGCTCCCTCACTACTTCCCATAATGGCTATTAATCCATTTTCCAACTTTTCCATGTCGGCAAAGGATTTGAGAGCAGCAGCACCAACACCAATAATAGGCAATGTCAATGACTGGGTTAAGGTAGATCCAAGATTGGACATATTTTGTCCAAACTTACTCATAGACTTCTCTACCTTTCCTAACTCTTTGTCAAGGTTAGTAGTATCAATACCAAGTTTTAAAAGTAGTTTACCTATTGCCATTATGCTTCTTTATCCCATTTGTCAAATATTGACTTGTCACTATTTGTCAAACTTCTATTAGTTTCTTTCTTAATCGGATTTTCCCACGGAAACTCAATTAAATCTTTAGGCTTTAAACTTTTACCTTTTGCTGTGTGAACATTTAAAAGTAAAGTTGTCTGCCATCTTATTCGTTCCCACTCTGTTTGCTCCTGTTGTTCAAATTGATTGTTATAACCTTGCATAGCTATAACAACCTCTTTGAAACTCATCTCATAGTATTGCGAAGGAGGAAATCTTAAAACTCCGAAACAAAAGCGCTCGATGTATTCAAGAGTGAGTTCTCCTCCTTCGCCACTACGTTTTTTTGGCTCTCATCTTCTGGTGGTGAAATCTCATTTGAAATCATTTCCATTATGCGAGTTATCCCTCCCATGTCTGTATCTACAAGGTCGCAGAATGATTGCAAAGTGTAAGGGCATTTCTCCCCTTTCGCTTTGTAACCATGCTCAACACCGGTAAAGGCAAGTTCAAGGGCAAGTAAAAGGTCTTCTCCTAAAAGGGAAAGGTCACTTAATTTAAGTTTCCTCTCCCTTAGAAATGTACCTAACACATACATACCAAATTTAATCGGTATGGATGTGTTGGCGATTGTTATTGTTTTCATGTGTTAGGATTTAAAATTATGCTTTAACTGTCTTTGTAATAGCACCAGTAACCTCGAAGGATGCTGAATAGCTTGTATTCTCTTCTACACCTGCGTTTAAGTCTAATGATGTACAAATAGCACTCATGGTAAAGACATTGTCACCTTGCACGTCTGTGGTAAACTTAATGGTCAATGCTGTACCAGATATTAAATCGGTAAAGAGATCATCAAATAAGTAATTGGTGGAAGAATCGCCAGGCCCTGCATACAATGCCTCGGTGGACAATGTGCCGGAAAGCTGACCTTTCTTTACCTCTCTCCATCCACCTGCTGCGGAATCCTTTGTCAAGATTTCACGCATAGCTGCGGAGATGTTCATTTGGCACGAGGTTGCATACCCTATCGCAGTTGAATCTTTGTATAGGCGCATGAGCGTGCCATTAATTATGCCAGTAGTTGCCATGTTTATTTATTTTTTGGTTTATTAATTTTCTCTTCATCTGCCTCGTCATTAAAATATGAGTTAGGCACTGGAATAGGAATGTAGACTGGATCTTGCTTAGTCTCTTCTTTCTGCGGCATTTGTTCAACGACAAAGTCTTCATCAAGTAATTCTGCAATCCCATCCTTTATCATTTGCTCACCATATTCCGATAAAAATACACCTACTTTACCAGGTGCCTTTCCATTCCATTCTTTTAAAAGTCTTAGTTTCATCGTTTCATATTTATCATAAAATCAATGCTCATCCAATACACAGACAATTCAGCATTAAATACTTGTGAATCACTTGATACATATTTAATAGTCTGCACTTCGACACCTTCTACTGTGCCTGTAAATCTGTCTAATCTATTTCTAATAAGATTAGCTAAATCTTGTGTATCATCGTAACTCTGCGTATATACATCTATTTGTAATGTAATCTCTTCCAGGTTACTTTGACCATCCTTGTAATCAACTGGCAAGCTATTGGTGATAGTGTAAACAACAAAAGGATATTGCACATTCTGTGGAGTAATGTCAGGATATATCTTTGTGCCGATATAAGCCGTTATTGATCCATCTGTGGATAACCTACTATATATTAATTTACCTATCATAACTCCCAGAATTTACGAGGATATTGTTTAGCCATTAACATAGCTTCAGATGACATTTTATTAATAACTGCCATTTGACTTGCTCTTTCAGCTTTATTTTTTACTCTCTTTACCCATGCCTTAGTGTTTCCATAAACCATGTGCGCATAGAAGCCATCTGATTTAGAATCACTACCTAATGTAACACCTTTACCAGCGTCTTTGTATAATGGCCCAATAGCAGATGTAAGGTATTTAAGGTTTTTTACATCGCTAACTATTTGTATTGAACGCTGTAAATTACCAGGCATAATATTATACCTTAAACCTTTACCTTTTATATAAAATTTATGCGGCTTATTTGATTTAGGAACAAGATTTCTATAAGCAGCAAGTGCAATAGGCTCTGCTGCTTTTGTAATTTCTTTTCTCTTTGTAATAGTAATTTGCTGCATAATGTTATCAAGTTCTATAACAGATTCTGCAAAATTAGATATGGCTAAAGGCTGACCTTTTTTATTAGTCTTGCCCTCCAATCTTTTTAGCCTATTTAACTTTGCCTGTGATATAAACATGATACATTTTTTTAAACTCCTGCCTATATTTCAAGGCAGGAATGTTTTTTAAGCAATAGTTAAAGTCAATGAACTTGCATTAAATTTAACTTCATCACCACTTGCAATAGTTTTAGCAGTTGACAATGCACCATAGAATAATTTATCACCACCAGTAGATGATGTAAATACAGCAAAGTGCGTTGCAGATGCCGTAGCAGTTGCAGATGCAGTAATGGTAATAGCTGAAGCATTGGTAATTGTACCAGCTCCACCTGTTCCCCTTGTCCATGAACCTGCGCCACTTGCTACACTTACTCTTGAATAAATTGCAGTACCACCTGTTGAACCATCGGTAGGATCGCCATTAAATAACTGTACAAATGTTGCAGAAGGAGCACCAGCAAATGTTGTTCCTGCTATCCATCCAGTTATTTGGTCTTCTAAATAATCACTAAAAGCACTCATTGTTTATCAGTTTAAATTGTTTAAAATTTGTTGCCTTAATTGGTTTACCTTGTCAATGCGTAATACATCGTTAAGATATTGCCTTCCCTCTCTGACAATGTTTTCTCTGTCAAATGTCTTATCTTTCATGATGCGTAACACATCAGAAAATTTATCGTATTTCAATACACCAGGTATGTTGTACTCTGGTATGCCAATAGGAGCTAACACTACTCCTCCTGCGGCTAACATCTCAATCGCAAATATATTGCTTTTAGCTAAGTTAAAATCATTCTTAAGTAACGGAAACACACCATAGTGACATTGACTGTTATTTAATAATTCAAAGTAGCTAAATAAATTGTTTGTCCATTCCTTCACATGAACCTTTGGAAATAAATGTCCCATTAAAAAGTCCTGTATACCTAACATAGCAACATCAAAGTTATCTGAAGATGCCATCGTGTTTATCTCATCCTTTATCGTTGCAATGTCATCCAAATGGTGCATACTTCCCCTCCACAGCACTCTGACCTTGTCCTCTATCTTTGGCACTGCCATGAAAGGCTGGAGCATTGGATTCCATGCGTTAGGGATAACAAGGCTTGGGCATTCGTGAAATTCCTTGTAATAGTCCTGTAAGGCAGGAGTAGAATAGCTAACAAAATTAGCAAGTGATAAACACTCTTCTACTGTCTTCTTTGATGCCTCGCTTGACAATGCCTTGTGCGAAGGATTAACACGCTCTGTTCTGTGCAAGTTATCGTCATGGTCAATGATTATCTTCTTGCCCATGCGTTTACAGTCGCGAAGGATGTCAAGGTACAACTGCCCGTTTGGTGATTTAGCTATGATAACATCGCAGCTAAATATATCGTACCACTTTGTATTTTGAATGTCAAGGTACTTTATCTCGTGTTCAAGGTAGGAGTATGTGCCAACTGTCCGATAAAAGTCGGTAGCAGGAGCCTCAATGTTTGTAAAAATTCCAAGTTTCATTGTGTTAGGTTTATTTCAATCCAATTTAAAATATCTTCATTCCATGTGTACCTTTTGCCATCGTTGGGATAAGGCACTGGGCTATCCCATAGGCATGATTCATCGTTCAATATCCACGAAGGAAAAGGCTTAGGTGGAATAAATGCGTCGCGGATGCTATCGTAATAATAGCCAATGCCTGCATAGTTTTTTCGGAAAGCCTTGCTTTGGTCAATGGAAGGCGTGTTATTATCGGCTTGATAATGGATGCCGCCACGAGTGTTGTAAGAGGTGCGTTTTGATATGCAATTATACATTAATCCATAATGAACCTCAGTATTATTGCCATTATAAAAATATATTTCATCTGCACCACTTATAACAGCAGTAACAAAATTATCATTATTTAAAAGTGCGTAGTGTGCCATATTAACTAAAACTAACTGTTCCTGTATTTTTAATTTCTCTAACACTATAACTACCATCAGTATAACTTACCGCATCAGTTTCTGCGCCAGCTGATAAGGTTATAGTTGCGCTTGATGTTAACCATTTAACTATTACTACACCTTTTCCACCAGAACCACCTGAAGCACTTGTTGTAACACCTCCACCTCCACCACCTCTATTAGCGGCTGCATTTCCAGAAGGAACAGTTCCACCACTTGAGCTTGCAGTACCGTTTGATGTATTTCCACCGCCAGCTCCACCACCAGCATAACCAACAGATGACCCTGTTATACTTAATGAAGTTTGCGCTCCACCATTTCCACCATTTCCCGAGGAGTTGCTGCCACCAGCACCAGCTGAACCACCTCCACCGCCACCAGCTCTATAAGTAGCTGCGTCTGTTCCACCATTTCCACCAGCGTTTCCTTGCCCACTTGGCGACGCTGAACCTCCAATTCCTGTACTTGGGGATGCTGATTCATTAGAACCTCCACCACCGCCAGAGCCACCATTATTTCCATTTTTATTAGCATCTGTCACGTCACCACCAGCACCACCACCACCTCCTGTTGCGGTAATTGATGATAAAACGCTATTAGAACCATTTCCACCTTTTGCAGTTGTCGTGCCTGTTGAACCACCAGCACCACCACCACCAACAGTAACTGTATATGCAGTATTTTTATTTAATGTTAGTGTATTATTTAATAACCCACCAGCACCACCGCCACCAGAATAACTTCTTCCACCACCACCACCACCACCAGCAACTACAAGGTATTCAACTGATACGGTTGGCGCTGCAACATCTATATTAGATACTTGTGTTGCCGCTCCGCTCACACTTGCCGCTACATTGTCCACCGTGGTAACACTTGCAGATGTAACAGAGGCACTTGCCACCGCAGCTGC